CCATAAAAGAAAATTGAGTATCCACGCAAATTTCTACTTACCTGATGCGGTTGGATACTAAAAATATCAATATCTGCCATAATTATAATATCCTTTCTTTAAAAGAAAGGGGGAGGATTAATCCCCCTTTTATCAAAATACAAATCCACCTTCAGGTACAGTCTGAGCAGCCTTTGTTGCGGCAGCCGCATTGAAACTAACCCCGCCAGCGGCCTTATTAGCCTGACGCTCATTATATCTCTTTTCAACTTCTGCCAGCATAACCTGACGATCCTGAGTCATCTTATTTACATCTGCTGCGGTAAGAACTTCCTCATCACCGAAATCATAAGGAACCTTTGCAGTACCAGTGATAACATATTCACGGCTCTTTCTTTCATAAGTCTGAACCGCTGCTTCACCAAATGCAGACTCTTCAGTTCTTTCAGTCTTAATGGTCATGCAATTAATACGTCCCCAAACCTTTGTGAAAACGGGCTTAGAAGGAGTGGCATCAAGATTTTCAAAATAATTCATTCCCATTTCGTTACGAACAACGAAAGATACAGGAAGAAGAACTGGACCATATCCAAAAATGGCACCACTAACAGTTGTAAAATCTTCTGCAATATTCTTCTCAGGATCTGCATCAATATGAGTTACCTTTGTAATCAGCATATCTGCTGTAAAAGTATTTCTTTCTGCTTCAGATCCAAGCTCATTTACGATAGAACAAAAACCATTTTCATTTCTGATCGCCGCAACCTTAGAACCATCACCTGCGATAAAATCGTTAAGTGCGATAGAAGTTCCAGTACACTGAACCTTAAATGCATTATCCTTACCGCCATTTACCCAAGTCTTATCGGGATTATCAATGATTCTCTTGAGTGCGGTATAAGTGTTGTTAGTCTGACCACTCTTGTAAGTTTCGGTTACATAAGTATAGTGAATGGTAATCACATTCAGACCAGTGTCATCTACGGCAACATCAAGATCACCAGCGATATACTTAGTACCAGGATTCTTGGAATTTTCTCCAGTAACCCTTTCAGAAAGCTGATTAAAATTACTGCCTGTACTATAAACGTATCCTTCAATCTTTTCTGTGTTAATAAATCTTGCGTTTGCTTTCATTTATTTATTTCTCCTTGTCAATCAACTTTTTACTTTTATATTATAACAAAATTTTTCTTAATTGTCAAACTGATAATTTTTACCAGCTTCAGTAAGAGAATACTGGACAGGATCCTTACCAGTCTTTTCAACATATCCATCATTTACCAGTTTACGCATAGAACCTGCGATAGAGCGACCCGAAGTAAAAAGAGCTTCAGCTGCTTCCTTAGATGTAAAGAGATTAGTCATTGTATCTACATTCTCTTGCATCCAAGAAAGTAGCTTCTTACCATTTTCTGTCATAGCTCCTGAGTTTTTTACTTTCCCATCTTTAAAATCTTCCCAAAAAGATGCGGCAAGCTCATACTCATCTGGATAATTTTCTGCATAAATATCTGTTCGATCAAAAATTTCTGTCTGAATAATTTTAATAAATGCTTCTTTTTTAGTCATTTGTGATTTTCCCTTTTCATTTATAATATAATTTTCATCTTGTAATTATATTATAACATTTTATTTTTTATTTTTCAATTTGAAAAGGAATATTTTCATCATCAAAAATTAAATATTGAGCATACGGAAGTTCTTCTCTTGCCCATTTAATAAAATTATTTTTAGATGGATCATCTTTACCTGCCCATTCATTTAGCTTATGATTGCGGCGTTGCTGACAAATTGAGCGAACAACCTCGTAATTTGCAGACCATGTTCTCGTCTGAAGCCAGCTCTCAGGCAGCCACCGCACAAGTTCTTTCCAATATTTTTTGTCTTTTGTTTCAAGATATTTTTGACGAAGAAACTCAAGTTGTTCAATCATAAAATCTGATAACATTCCAATATCATTTTCTGCTGGTCCACCCGCATATTCTGGGATACTGTAATATATTAAATCAGAATTCATATCATCTGTTTCAAAACAATCAAGAGTGATAGGTTTACTTGTTAATTTATGCATTGTTGATGTACTATTAGCGACCGTTGCAACTTTGTAGGTGTCCATCTATTTCCACCAAAATAACGGGGCTGTAATATCAACAGAAACAAAGATTTGGCGCAAAAATTTACGATGTTCTGGACCAGCTTTAATAAGCGTTTGAGCAAGTTTCATATCATTCGGTCCAATAAAAGCTAAATCTGCAACGTTATCATTATCATTTAATCTTAAAACACCATTTTTAATAAGTTTATCTGCATATTCTTCTGCAAGATTACAACCTTCATCAGTAAATTCTTCTGGCCAATTTAAATCAGGATGAAAAGTTTTAACCCATTCGTCTGCAATTTCCATATCTTCACTTGTATAATCAAGATTTACAACACCAAAAAAGCTGTCGCTTTTATCCCAACTATTTTTGGGATTTCTAAGGCCTCTAAAGGCTCCTTCAAAATTACCTACCCATGTTTTTTCAAATTTCATCTTCTATATATCTCCATTTTAATTTTTCTTTAGTAATAGGATGTTTTCCTGCGGTTGGTCGGCCTCCTCGGCAACATCGTTGAATATTCTGTCTTGCAATTCCGCACCAATCAGAAGCTTCTCTACATGAAGGAAAAACTTCTTTAGTATTTAAACATCTAACTGCTTTAGCCATAGGATTATTTCCTCCATATTTTTTTGCTTTCATAATTGCAAGAGATTCTTCTGAATGTTTTTTCCCATAAAAAGGATTCCGTTCCCCATCTACATTAATAGGAAAACTTCCTCCTTCAGTCATATTATACCCATAATCAGGATTCACGCTATTATACTAAGAAATAAATTGAATTTCCCACTGATCTGCTTCAGCTTTGGTAAGTTTCGATTTTAAAATTTTATGTTCAAAATTATTCCATCCATATTTCTAAATAGCATGATAAAAATGTGGACTACCAGAATATGCGCTCGGTAACCATCTTTTATTTATATTACATGTCTGCCCTATATACACTTTCCCATTAATTTTGTTTTTGTGCATATATACAACATAAGTTTTCATTACTTATTAATTCCTTTCAAAGTATTCAAACCATAAATATTGCTTTGATACATGTTTATCCAAAAAGCCTCTTTTTCATTTAATAAATCACGAGGACATTCTTCTAATAATTCAAAGCTGAAATTCCAAATTTTATCTCGTTGCATAGAATTATATAAAACATTGGTAGCTGATGCCTCAATACCTAAACCGCATTTACAATGCTGTTTCCATCTGTCACTAATATTAACACTTTGACCAATATAACACTGTTCTGTTAATAAATTAGTAATTTTGTAAATACCACAAATAGTTTTTTTTCCTAAAACTCTATCACATAATTCTGTCATTTGTTTTTGGAAATATTGAGTCCATATAAGTTTACTTAAAACAACAGGCTTATGAAAAGAAGATTTTAAATTCTATAACATTTTTACATCAGCTAAATCCGCTTCAGAAATAGAAAGTTTATAAAAATTAATTTTATCTTTTTTCTCTTGTTCGCGGAGACGAGCTTCAACACCCGCACTTAATGAGGCTTTTAATTTATCAATTTCAGTTTGTATCTATTCTTTTTCTTGTATAGCAGACTATCTAATATTATTTAAATCTTTATGAATATTTTCAATTTCTTGAGAAGTCTAATTATTAATTTTCTAAAGATTTAATCTAATTAAATTTTTTTCTTTCTAAAAATTTTCATTTAACTCTTTTTTACGATATTCTTGAAACTATAATAATTCTTTATTTAACTATTCTTTTTTTCTAATTTCCGAATTAATTAAATTATTTCTATTTACTTGTAAAGTATGTAGCTAATTTTTTAAATTTTGTTTATATTCTTCTTGCTTTTT